ACCGCACCGTGTATGCGTCAGTCGATGCATCGCGAACCGTCAGGTGCACGGTATATTGATCGACCGCGGCACCTGACACAGTCGACAGACGCTTGATTTCTCCGGGCAGCGTGGTGACGGTCGGAGCCGCGACGATCGCCGAAGCCGAGATGCCCGCCTGGGAGATCACGACCGCATGAGTGCCCGCAGCCGCAACGATCGCCGCGCGGCCCGCATCGGTCAGAACAAACGGAAGTGCGGTCATGCGGTCCCATCCAGAAAGCCGCCCGAGTCATCGGTCAGCGGTTCGCCATTTTGGTCCTGCAGGAGGTTTGCCCACGGGACGCTGCCATCCGCGGTCGTCCCGGCTTTGGGGAGGCGCGCGTAAATCATGGTATCCGCAGCGGCGACCGGTACGGTGGTGGCTATGGTGGCCAAGGTCTGCACCAGGTCGAAATGCGCCCGAACCGGCTTGGCCATGTTGACGGCGGCGACAATTTCTCGGGCGAACTCCGCACTCACCCTCTGTCCGCCGGCCGTGCCCGCGCCGTCGATCAGGGGTAGGATGACCTCGAAAGTGTAGGGGTCGGCAGTCGGGTTCTGCTCAAACCATTCGACGATCGTCAGGAGGGAGTCGAAGGTCCAGAGCAGCGATTGCACCGATGCGCGCGAACCCTTCCGGCGCTGGTCATCGATCGTGTGGGCCAGATATGAGCGCTTTTGCGCATCGCTCCACGACGCGCTCCACACGTCGGCGGAGAGCGCCCAGGCGAGCCAGGGGAGCAGTGCGCTCGGACACGTCGCAGGATTCCACACCGACGCGATGTCGAGCGGAATGTCGTTGATGACGCTGGCCGCGCCCGCGAGGCTTTTCTCGAGGTCGGTGGCGTTGGAAGGAAGAAGTTCACTCGCCAACGCCGGCGATCCTTACCGTCTGCCCGACGCACTTGCTTGCTTGAGTGCGGCTGATCGTGATGTCGGCCGTGGGGGAGATGAGATTGACGCGCTGTACGCCCTCGACGGTGAGGGCTGCATAGAGCGAAGACAGGACGACGTCGCGGCCGATGCGCGCGGAGGCGTTGACGTAATCGCTGACGCGCTGCTGCGCGGCCGCGAGGATCACGGTGTCATCGGGGCCGGAGAAGATGGTGAGCTCGGCCTCGAGTTCATAGGTGATGATCTCGGCGGACTGCACTGTAACCTGGTCGGTCAGTGGCCGCACGTTGTCATTGTTGATGACGTCCTCGACTGCGGCGATTTGGGCGGGCGACGCACTCCCGTCTCCGCCGGCGGAAAGAAGGCTTACGATGACGGTTCCCGGCGTGGGGCTAGTAGCGCTGGCATCGATAATCGTGGCATCGACTGACCGCGCCCAATGGATGTAAGCGCCCTCTGGTCCGGCCACGCTATAGCTTTCCGGTGCCAGGACCACGCGCTGCCGCAAGGCGTCGTCCGTTTCGCCGGTAAGGCGCGTGACGCCGAATACCGCGGCTAGGTGGTCAAGATCCGTGCCGGTTGCGAACGCCACCATCGTCGCCTTGGCGGCCTCATTGACGCGCTGGCGCTCGATGACGACGCGATATGCAACCGTCTGCAGCACGATCATTGCCGGGTCGGTTTCGACTAGCGTCGGTGTGCCGTGTCCGGCCGCGACCATGCGCGCCGTGTAATCGGCCACCAGGTCGGCAAGCACCGTCTCGTAGGGGATGGTGTCGATCAGGCCGGGCGCCTCGAGGCGCGACAGGTCGACGGCGGTAAATGTATCGGTCACAGCGACACCCCGGCTGTTTTCGGGACCGAGACGGAAAAGTCTCCCAGGTCGCCGCGTGGAAAATAGATGCCCTCGATCAGGAGGGAGATGGTGCCGTTTGCCGGATCGCTCGGAATCGACATGCGCACCGGGCGAAAGCGCGGCTCGTACTTGGTGATCGCTTCGGCGACGTCCGCGTAAAGATCGATGAGCGTGCCGGGGGCGATCGGTGCGTCAACGCGGCGCTGGATGCCGGCCCCTACCTGGCGGCGCATGACGCGCGACTTCTTCGGCGTCGTCAGGAGGACGCCGATGCTTTGCTCGACGTGCGGCCACCCGTCGAGGACGGTGCCAGAATAGCGATCCATGCCGGGCATGGGTCGAACGTGTCGGTTTGGGTGGCTTTTCGCGAGGCGGGTTGGGTGGCGGCGGGGCGCTCTACCGTTGAGCTACGGCACCGACGGTGCCGGCCGGAGTCGAACCGGCATCTCCCACATGGCCTGCTCTGCCAGACTGAGCTACCGCCCCGTGCGTGGGGAGGGCAGGATTTGAACCTGCGACCTTGGCCTCTCGTGCCTTGCTCGCGGGAGCAAGGAATTGGGTTGGGTGGCGGCGTGCTACCAGTTATGACACCAAGCCGAGGCCAAGGGATTTGAACCCATATCCTCCGCCACCCATGCCGGTTCGACCTCCGCGACGTCTTCCGGCGGCGCCCTTACCCAATTCGCGGGCCTTGTGGGGGCGCTGCAATTCCCTTGCCCGCTAGAGCAAGGGTTTGTTGCCCGACGACCCAAGGGGGCAGGGTCGCCGGGCTCGCCGCATTGCTGCGGCGAAACTGAAACTGGCACAGGTAGCAGGAGTCGAACCTGCGGACGTAGGATTTGGAGTCCTGGTCAGCGCCTCCGCCTCACCCATATCTCGCTCGGATGTTCTGTTGCCAGGAGCCGAGCCTCCCCGCTTCGTGGCTTACGCCGCCAGCTTGATCGAGCCCATGGGCTCGTTGTCGTTGACGTTTCCGTCTTTGGCCTGTTGAGGTCGGCCATGCCTGATCGCGTTCTTCACTCGGCCTGGCAGGTCGATCCTGGTTCGCCCCCGTCATGGCCAGAGCATCGCGACCGGCACCTGTCTTAGCCGGTTCATAGGCCTTAAACGGGTGTCCCCGCCTGCTCTGGCCGTGGTGGAGGCGCCGGGTACTGCCCCCGGGTGTCCGCCAATCCTCGATCGTCCGAATTACGATCATCTTTGCCAACGCGGTAACGAAGCATCCGCGTCGAAACTCGCGTTGGGGGTTCCACCCAACTCCGCCGGATAAGTCCGTGCTCACTCCAACGACTAACCCCCGTCAGAAGGGCGTGGGCTCTGCTTCCCCCTGGTGGCTCACCACTACGCAGGTGACGCGATCATCGCCGTGAGCGATAATTCTATCGGCGCGAATTCATGTCCGTCTCCCCGGTTGGAAGGTTCGTTGCGATGCGAATCGTCTAACGGACGAGCCTGCCCATGTCAACGGATATTTCCGCTACTGCGGTGGCCCCGAAACTCCGCCGCCAGCGGTGACGCCGGTGTGCATATGGGTCTTGTCGATCGATTTGCCATCGTGCTTGACTGTGCCGCCGGTGAAAACCGCGCCGCTACTGGTGATCTCGAGCTTGGTGCCGCCCACCGCGAGCGCGATCTTTCCATCCGTCACAGTGATGGTCGTATCCGACACCTTGAGCGTGATCGTACCGTCCTCGATTACGGCGGTCGTGTCGCTGACCTTGAGCGTTGCCTTGCCCTTAGCGTCGACCATGAACTCGCCGGAGTCGCGGTCGTATTCGATCTTGCCGTCGTCGCCGAATTGCTTGCGCCACAGACCCGCCTTGTCGCCGGGAGCCGGATTGTCGTCACTGTATAGCCCGGCGGGCATGACGATGCCGTTTTGGAGCTCGCCGCCCTCAGCCAGGACAAGCACCCGCTCGCCCGTCTCGAGCGGGTGCCAATCGCGATCGCCGCCGGCACGCGCCCCGGCCATCGGAAGCCAGCCAGTTACAAGGTGGCCGTCCTCGTCGTCCTCGTCGCCAATCGTGACCCGCACTCGCGCGCCCGCATAGTCGACCTCTGACACCGTGCCGAACTTGATGCTATCTGCGCCGCGGCGTTCGCCGTCTGAAATCTCGGGATTGCCGACGCCGCTGCGACCGCGGCCGGTGAGGATCATGGCTGCGCGCCAGGCGGGCACTCGTCGCATTCGGCACAGTCAGCGACGACTTCGGCCGCATCGCCGCGCGCAGCCGCGCTGACCTGATGCGGAAAGAATGGATCTTCGTCGGCCACGCGCCACGGGCGCCAATAGCACGCCTCATAGGTCAGGAGCGCGCCGCCGATCGGCTGCTCAAACTCCTGCGTCGTGTCGATTGTCGTCTCGACGTGCCGAATTTCGGTGGCTGGCTGTCCCGGGACGATAAACGTGTCCATGAATTCTTCGACTTGCTCGGCGATGTCGTCGAGCTTCCCGTCGACAACCAAGGCGCCGGCGGCGGTGATCTCGACATGAAGCTCGCACTCGCGCTTCGCCCAGCCCTGGCCCATCGGCGAATAGCCCTCGTGCTTCGGGGAGCGGTCGTTGCGGGTGTAAACGAGGATCACGGGGCCTTGCTCGATAAGCACAGCCTCCACGTTGACTGGCGCCTCCTGGCTCGCCCATACGCGCGTCTCTGCCGCCGTGTTGAGCGTCACCAGCGCGGCAGCCACCGACTCGCGAATGACGCGGCGCGGATGCGTCACGCGCCGATCCTCTTGATCGTGACGGTGGCCATGCCGGTGCCGTCGTGCTGCACGTCAAATACGTTGAAGGTCTTGCCGTCGGCGTCGGAGTTGGTGCCGCTGATCACTACCGTGGCGTGCCCGGCTAGCGCCTTGGGCATCACACTGGCCAAGCAGCGAAAGCGCGGACCGGAGCCGGAAGGCTGCGCACCGCGGTGGTCGGTGAAGCGGTAATCGAAATTGCGGGTGTCGACGGGGTGCGCGTCATATATCAGCGGCACGTCGAACGGCTGGCCGGTGTCGGGGATTACATGCCCGCTACCGGCGAAATCGTCGGCCTGAAAAAAGATCAGGCGGTCATCGTCTGTTTCGATCACGCGCCTGGTCCTTTAGTCGTCTTTGGTCGGTAGGCTCATTCCGCGCCGGCGGTGACCGCTGCGTCGATTTCCTCAGCGGTGACGCCGGGATGCTCTTCGCCGAGCACGGCCTGCACCGCTTCGACCTTCGGCTTGCCCTTTCGGTCGCCCTTGGGTTCGAAGCCGTCGGCATCGA